TCACTCTTCACCGCTTGGTTTAAAGTGTGAACTATCACATGAAACATTCTTTCTCTAAACGCTTCAGCCTGATGTTTTATAATCGGGTCTGCAGTTTCAGATATATTAATTATCTTAGCTACAGCGTTAGCTGACAACTCTTCTGGAGTGTGACCTCTTTCAGATGTTGTCTGAACGCTAATATCCCCCGGAGACATCTTTATTTCCATGTCAAACATATTAACCTACAGCCATTTTGTATTGCCCTGAACGATAACCGTCTTTACGTAATTTGTTATCTCCTAGTGACCCTAACAACGTCAATGCCTCTAAGTACATATTTTGATACAAAGATACCATGTCAGGTTCCCCTTTGGTAAACCGTATGGCCTCTACCAAAGCCCCATTTAACAAGGCGCTATCGAAGTCATCCCCTAACCAAGACGTACCAGCAGTAACGATAGTTTCTGGATAATACCCGTAATGTAGCTCTACAACATGAGCCTCAGTAGGGGTTGGGCCTATAATCAAAGAAGTATCGGAGAAGTAAGCGTAATGCTTTGGGATTCCTGTTGTAGCAGGGTTTGGGTACGCCTCTCGAATAAAATTAACATCTTTATTGAGCAGGTATATGTATTCATTAGCACTTACTATTGCCAGTGAATACGTCCATAGGAATGAAAGAGGTAGCGTTAGATACTTTACCCCGCCAGTTAGAGTACCCGTTTGGTTTCTACGTAAGGCAGGGAACTGGACAGAGTTATATATTTTCTGTTCAGCCTGTTGAGTAAATAACTTTAACTCGTCAGCCGTAAAAGTAGTTTCACAGATATCTTGTATATTAGCTTTTAACTCTGTGTAGTTCATACACTACGCCATCGGCCCTCTTGCGTACAACCCTTTGGTAGCAGCTCCAGTACCGCGTACTTTTACACCTTTAGGATTAGACACTTTCTTTTTAATTCTCTTTTTATTTGGTTGATACAACATATGCATACCCTCTAAGTTGTTGTTATTGTACAGACACCTACACTTCCTGTGCCAACTAGATCATTATCGGTTAGGTTAAATGGATCGTTACCATTCCCTACAGGTGCCCAACCCCATTGTAGATCCCTACTACTTTCAAGACTTGCAAAATCTGGTCTAGGATCTTTAATAGCCTGTGGGTCATTTACCGGAAACTCCCCCAACCTTAGCTGTGGCTGGCTAGGGTTCCAACATTCAGGACAAGCTTTTATATTAGTATCTTTCCCTTTAACTAGTAAGTTTTTTAGTTCTTTTAGCTTAAAACGAAACCCACATATATCGCATTCTGCTATTGCTATCTTTGTAGATGCGTACTTAGCCACTAGATGCTACCGATACGCGGTCTATAATAGTCTGACGTTTTCTCTCTGTCTTCTGCAGCGGCTAAAGCAAAAGATTCTTCATAAACTGTTTTTAACATAGGTACCCTATCCATAAATTCAGGTATTTTAAGGGCTATGTTATAAGCTAATCCCGCGACCAAACAAGGTAAAAACCTGTAGTTCATATCGGCTGTTTCCACACCACTTCCTGCATCTTGTATACGTCTTATACGCCAATACCGAATAACATAAGTGTTACTTTTATCTGGGACGGGCCATATATTTAGCACAGGTGCGTCCCTTAGTCGATCCACCCACATCTGTATGGGTCTACCTTTAGTAAGCTTATTCGGTATTGAGGAATAATCGCTTACACCTATACGGTTTATTGTAAGGTCTGATTGAGTAGAAGTGTTTCCTGAATTAGTCCTTATAACATGTTCCAAAAGGTCTATCGTATCTGCTTCTAAAGTATACTGATAAGTACCTTCTGTAAGATCTACACTACCTTCCTCTATTGTCCATAAGTTAAGACCTCGGTTAACCCATTCAATAGTTAATAAGTTCATAGACCTACGAGCCGTTCTTAAATCATAACCAGAACGCATCTCTCGTCCAGCACGTTCCCACGCTTCTTCAGCGATCTCCGTGAAGTCCATGTTGAATGTAGCAGTACCTGAAGTTGCCATAATTACTTACCTTACTTTGATCACCTTATTTTGGCGGGGCGTACACCCTGTATTGCGATACCAGAGCCACGAACCTTATTAGTCTTTTTTGTGGTGTTCGTAATAGAGCCACCATGATTCATTTTTTTGGGGGGTGTGGGAGGAGCTACAGGCTTTGTAGGACGAGCGTTAGGGCCACTAATAGATTTACGAGCTTCCTCAACATTTGACCTTTTAGCGGTAACAGTTGTATTGGTGGACATTTTATTTGCCCGTCCTTGTTCAACTTTTTTGCTTTCCTCTCTATTATTTTTTCGTCCTTTGTTACGTTTATCTTGGAGTACAGTCTTTAAGGCTATTGGATCATAGGTAGACCGCTGCATACCAGCGTAATTTTTACCTTCGTGGTACTTATCCATACGAGCTTTGTACTCTTTACTTTCATAGTACCTATCCACCATTTCCCTTTCTTCAGGGTTAAGTTTCTTTGTTTTGCTCATCCCGTACCTCTATACATATAAAGTCTTCTTTCTACGGTCTTCCATGACAGCACCGCAGCCTTTGTGGTTTCTACGTTTTCTAGCTAGACCGCCGTGGTTAAACTTAACTTCTGCGGCTTTAGTGTTCTTTACTACTGTTTTGTTACTTTGTTTCTTTTTCTTAGCAGTACTAGATCTTTGCTTCTTACTTAGACTATTTGCTTTTGCCGAAGGTAAGCAGCGGTCAGGGTTCTTCTTGTCTTTAGAAGTCCCACACTCCCCTTTGATCTTCCCATCAGTACCTATACGTACCCACTTCTGATCTCGCCATTTCTTTAGCTCACCCATTACTTCTTACCTTTACCATACTTAGGGTCTTTACAGTACTTACTAGCCGCCATATTAGCGTAAGCAGAAGGGTAAGTATCGAAGGTTCGTTTTGCCCAAGACTTACCCTTGGCACAAATCTTACCTCCTTTACTGTAATAGCGCCTCACACTAGGAGCCTTTCATCTTAACCATTTTAGCAGCACGTACACCTTTAGAGGCAATACCTGCACCACGGACTTTACCGCCTTTCTTCGCGCCTTTCTTCTTTGTAGGCCCACCTTTAGCGTAGCCTTTCTTCTTCGCCATGCCACCCATAGCGTAGCCTTTCTTAGCCATACCTCCTTTGGACATCTTCTTTACTCCACGCCCTTGAAGTACATCTGCCTGTGTAACTTCGCCATCTTTGTTAAGGTCAGGAAACTTCCCCCCTGCAGCGTAGCCTTTCTTTTTCATGGCTCCGCCCATAGCGTAGCCCTTTTTTGCCATCTTATTCTTGTTCATTACTACCCTCACTATATAAGTTGTTAAATACTCTAGCGGTATCCCATACATACCCTACATCTTCTTTTGAATTATAGGTATGTTGGTTTGGTTTAAAGTCAGGGGCACCTTCCCCCATCTCAAACCACGCTGGGTGGGTTACCCTTACTCTATTGTTAGGTAAGGCTACTATGTTACCAGTGTATTCACCCGCATCGAGCAGTTCTAACACATGGCTTTGTTTATGTTGGGCAGGGTCATCTGCTACTTCACTGTCTGTGTAGTCTACTGTGAAGTAGTATTTTGCAGGGTAAAACTCACCATCTACTTTAGCTATCCAAGGGGCAGGAGAAGCTCTTTCTATTTTATAAACAGAATGGTGGTGAGACATACAGTCCCAAGGTTGTGCCAGATAAGTAGGCAACGGTTGAGGCCACTCCTCATAAGGAGTATCTGCTACTAACGCAGTAATGGGCAATCTGGCCCACATAGCCCCACCGTGTACATTTTGATCGCCCTCATCATCAGACTCACAACCTGTAAAGATAACTTGAAAGCTCAAGCACCTACTAGGCATAGTAGTGACAGCGACAACCATAGCGTGAAGAAACTCGCCGTGGTACATCTCCATGTTCTTAGTATACTCTCTACGAACCCACGCCTTAAAGTAAGGTATGTTCGATTGTAAGTACGCCACTTAGCATCTCCACCTTCTACGCGCTTGCCGTAGTCTAGAGTCAGGATCTTTAGCTGCTTTAGGAAACTGCTTCATCTGCCCTGCAGAACGAGCGCAATAAGATTTGCGCCTACCTGCTCTCTTCCCAGTAGGTTTCTTCTCTGTAACGGCGGTCTTTAACTTACTTCCGGGGTTATTCTTACGGTACTTTTTAACCCCTTTTTCAGTCATACCGGCACCCGATTTAGTGGGGCGTTTATCCCCACTTTTAATCGACATACCTTTCATGCCCGTAGTTTTCTTACGGACAGTACCGCCTTCCTTGTAGTACGCCCTCATAAAACTAGGCGTAGAACAGGGTAATTGAAGACATATTTGCTGCGGAGTAGTCTAAAAAC